TGGGCGGTGCATAATACAGATTCTCCAATTGGCGAAATCCGGCCGATATCATATCCATTGCTTCTAATGGCGTAATGTCAACCATTGAATTCTGATTGATCTGTTGTTGCGCCTGAACATTGTTGATGATGTGCATGAATGCAACAGGCATCTGGACATTCTTATTGTCGAGGCGATTAAAGACACGTTCAATAATCAAGTCTCGCATTTCAATCATATAATCAATAAGGTCTTTGATTTTCTTTGATGTCGCCATTTTCTCCTTCTTCATCTTTGCATAGGTTGTCTTTGTAAATGCGGTTACTGCACTTTCTTGTGTTTCGCTCGAGTTATCAAGTGGCATATGAAAGTGAGCATAAATTTCATCCATACTCATTGCCACGAGTGGGAGCGACTGATTTTCCACTTTAATTGTGTCGATTCCATCGTCGCCATATACAAACTGAATAATTCGCTGTTTGCCATTACGGACGGTCATATCGTATTCAACTTTCAGATCTTCCATGCCTTTCACAAGACGACGTTGAATATAGCCTGTGGTTGACGTATCACGAACTTGAAGACCATTGGCGAGACCAAAATTGAGTGTCTTTGGAATTGTTAAATCATACATCTTTGGATGAAGAGCAGGATCGATGATTTCCATTTCAACAATTTCATCGAGGATAACATCATTCAGTGCACGAACCTTGTCAAGTTTATCAGTCCAAACGATCGATTTCATTTTACGATTTTTTTCTGGATGAAGGAGGACAACTTCTTCTGAAAATCGTTGTCCATTCATTGCGCGGATTGACAAACGATACGCTGGTTTAATATTCTTTGTTCCGAAATTGTTTGACTTCAGTTGAGACTTCGAGGTCTTCGCGAAAATACCTAATCTTGAACATAGGAATGCTATATCTTCAGTTAATCTTTTACTGCATGATGAAGACTCAATTGAATTTCGCGAAACATATCCATCTCCAGAAATATAACCGCTAAGTATTCCCTTAACAAAGTCGGAATTTGAAATATACGCTTCATTAGGAATATGCTTATTCTCAGCACCATGTCCTACTAATGTTGTAATGAACTCAGCCATAATACAAGACCTTCCAACAATTGTTGTGGTAGTTCCATTGGCTTTATTTATCCTACTTTTTTCTACGTATTTGATGTTAAACTTGGTGAACCAACCTTTGACAAAAGACCGAATTGTTTCATCATTATTCGTAATAGTAATAGATGTATTATAAACGTTACCTTCTGCAATGAATAATCCGATAAACATACCATTATCGAAATTCATTTCAAATGTTTCAGGAATAGTTGAATGATGTCGCGTTCCGTTGTATGAATATACGCCGTTATGTGATATATTTTCAATGTTTGAACGAACAACTGCTCTTTGAAGTCGAGCTTTGCTAGGATAAGGAAGAACAAACGTGTTATTGTTATGTTCACTCCACCAGTTAGTAGGAATTTTTGCTCTATCATGACCCATTGCTTCTTTCATTAGAGTAACTGCTTTTATCATTTCAGAACCGTATACATAGTGAGTTTTTGGTAAGTATTTTTCCATTGATATTGACATGAGTGAGTTATCCGCATTATATTTCACGTAATCGCATACATTCTTTGCAACAGGAACAAAGTCTCCAACTTTAATTTCTTCGGTATACTTTTCGCGGAATTGTTGAAGTTCTTCATTCCAAACAAGAAGAGACTTATTCGCCGTAACTGTTACATCACGTCCTGCTTTTGTTTTGATTTTGAATAACTTTTCGCCTGGGTCGTGACGCGTCACTGCAGTGATTGTCTCCCATGATACATTTCCATCATAATCCATCGTAACAATTTTGATAGGATGAGACAACTCCAAATATTCCATATTTTGCTCGGTCATATACTGGATCTTTCCATTTGCATATTTTACACTATTGGTCAAGTGTTCGTCAATCCATTCACCGATCTTCACATACTTAGGTATATCATTTTCTACAACGATAATCGGTGTCTCCCATGTAACAGACTTAACAGCCGTGTCAATGAGACCAATACGACCACCCATCGCGTGGAAGAAGAGTTCCTCCGGCGACAATCCCGAAATAAACGAACTCTCAATGAAACCGCGCGCTAAAGGTCCGTCGTCAAACTTGTTGAAGTGTGGCAATGTGCGACTGTCAAAACCGTATGAGATACGCTTACCTTCGATTGCTTGTTGTCCAAGACACGAAATCATTTGCGAAATATTAATGTCAGTACCTTTCGATCCTGAAAGCACTAACCCAACGAATCGATTCGAAGAGTTTAAACTCTTCGTTCCAATGCCACCAGCGTCATTTGTAGCGCTGCTTAAAATATTCGACACTTTGGCCTCAAATTCCGTCTCATTCGATTTGCCAGTCTTGTTCTCGAAAATCCCCAGATGGACCTGGTCGATCAAATTCTTCACCTCCGTCTTCTTCTTTGTAATAACATCCGCGATCTGTGTGTTTGTCGTCTTATTCGCAATAAGGTCGCTAATACCAACACTATACGCGTGTGATTTCATATATTCCGTAATAATATTTTGAAGACCGTCGATAAAGTCCGACGCCGCGATATTTCCAAAATCATTGCATACACGCTGGATCAATCCAACACCACCGCCACCAAGAACACTCTTGTCGATTTGACCACGAATCATTCTACCGTTTCGGATCTCGACAACATTGTTTGAAGTAGCGTAGTCTTCATTCGGATTCTTCTCACCGAACGCCTTCTTCTTGTATTTCAATGTAAGCGGCGGTAAAATCTGCGACAACACGTCGAAGTTGCTGACATCCTCGCCGCTCTTAAATAGGGTTTCATTCACACGAGGGTACGCTGCAAGCAAGTTCATCGCCTCCCTCGGCGTAAATTTAATATTTTCACGTGTAAACAAATACGATCCAATCAGCGAATCTTGGAAGACGCCGATAATCGAACTATTGTTGGCCGGACTGATGAGTTGGTAGGGAACTGCGGCCAGGTGGCGCAACTCGATCTCGGACTCGTCATCCTGTGGCATGTGAAGGTTCATTTCATCTCCCGATGAATATCCTCAAGGTTTCCCAAGAGGCCGGACTGTATCTTAAGCAAGCTCCAAATGGTTAGTTTGTCATAGCTCACCAACACCGGTTCAGTCTCTGAATGCCTTCCATAGTCTACCATACGACCGTAGGAAGTAACACTGCTGATTGCCCAATCCTTTACATTATTACCATTGGGTTCGTCAATTAAACGAGTTCCTCGCAGATGTTTCCATCCGAAAGTGGTAGTAAAGGCTCTAAGGGGTTTCCAGCAACAAGGTGTTTTGCCAAAAGTTGTTTTTTTAAGTTATATATGAAATCAACAGCCATCTTTTTACTTTCTTCTAAAGTTAGATGGACCCCGCCAAAATCAGTTTTAATTTTATTAATATAGACATACCAACCATACTGAATATTATACCGATTCAAAGGCTTTATCATATCATCAACATTATCTTTGAATGAAGACAACTGAATATCCTTGAAACGAATATATTTTGTATCTTTGTAATAGTTGATCAACCCATCGGACACTCTTTTTCTACTTTCGTTTGAATGTGTAAAATCTGATTGTCCCCCAATTTTTAGGTTGTAACCATACGGAAATATACTATTGTTTGAAATTATGTGATATTTCTCTCTTTCGTTGGCATTTTCAAGATCACAATATTCTAAAATAACTATCGTAAAATCGTCCTTACCGTATTTACGAATAGCATTATTCAAATAATGTGATTGGTGTTTTTTGGTTGAAAATGCTTCTGATATATGAGTTTTAAACCGCCCAATATGACCGTATGGTCGATATTTGTTATGGTTCAATATATGAGATACTGCTTGACCTACATAAACCTTATCTGTGGTTCTGTTTTGTATCTTGTAAATCTCGCAATATCTTTTTGATGAATCACATAAAATTTCATTTGATAAATGTATATTTGGATGGTGGAATGTCATTATTAATATAATACATATAACTTTAACAACTTTTAACTAGGAGGTAGCACGCTTTTCACGCCTCCTGTTTTCGACAGAGATGTTTATCGAAGTCTGCATTATAGGGTTTCGTACAACCAACATTCATACGAAACGTATCTCCCTGATACATCACACGCGCAATATGACACATCATACTCATCCTGTGAAGTGTCGGTTGACGATTGAATAGAATCGCGTCACCGTCCATCATGTGTCGATGAACGATATCGCCGTTGTTCAGCATAATATTCGCGCGATCTGCATAACGAAGCGAAATCGATTCGCCTGTCTTCCGCTCCAGGATCTTCGCGCCAGGATACTCATCCGGACCTGCGCGAACCAACCGAAGCAGGAATTTCTTGTTCCGATCATTCACCACAACCGGTTTCGTAATATTCTTCGCAATTTTCAGTGGAACTCCGAGTTCGCGGATGGAGAGATTGGGGTCAGGTGTAATGACAGAACGCGCCGAGAAATCCACACGTTTTCCCATCAAGTTTCCGCGCACACGACCAGTCTTCCCGTTTAAACGTTCTTGGATAGATTTCAACGGACGACCCGATCTTTGTGCAACAGGTGCGCAACCAGGAATATTATTATTGACTTGGGTCGCGACGTAATACTGAAGCATCATGTGCCATCCATCAATCACATTTGCCGGCGCACCCTCATTGATTTTGTCTTGAAGTGTTGTATTCGCCTTAACAATATTCACAGTAATATGAGTGATGTCATCCTCGCTTCTTTGGGAACCGTCCATCTTCACGGAAGGACGCACAGCAGGTGGCGGAATCGCGAGAACCTGACAAACCATCCAGTCAGGGCGGGAAAACACAGGACTAAATCCCATGAACTCGACATCTTCGTCACTGATTCTGCGGAAGATTTTGATCACAATTTCTGGAGTGAGTTTCATAGATAGTGAACCATCCTTATCGGTCTCGGCCGCACTACCTGCAATACTAGTTGCAGTGGTCTCTTCTAAAATTCCTTTGACATTATCCCATTCTGCGTATATTTTTCCGAGACCGGCTTTCATGGTAATTCGACTAGGTTGAAGACATCCGCAACCAGTCTCTGTATCCTCGCCGCATCGTTTGATTTTGCTTGCAATCCGAAACACTTGCGTCCATCGTTCATCTGCAGGTAATCCTAGAAGTTGCTTGTTGGCCGATTTGCTCATACGAAGCGAACTACACTTGATGCATACACACCGCAATATTTTTATAATCGTTCCTAGATATTGATAGTAAAACACAGGGCGAGCCAATTTAATATGTCCAAAATAGCCCGGGCATTTCATATAATCCAGTCCGTCTGTTGGACAGATCACACCGGGATCAATTGGACCCATCCTCGGGTCAAACAAACCGCCGATTACGGGTTTATTATTTACATATGTTTCACGGTTTGTTATTTCGGCAACAGATCCTCGCAATATTTCATCTGGCGACATAATACTAAATTGAATGCCGATGATTTTAGATACAGGGGTGGTAGTCATTGCAGATGCCATTGTTTTTGGGTATGTGAAACCTTTTGTATTCGGTCTTCTTATATACCTACTATAATATTTAGATTGTTTTCAATTTTACTGAGATATGGATATTCGAATGATAATGGAATATGGAATATGGAATATGGAATATGGAATATGGAATATGGAATATGGAATATGGAATATGGAATATGGAATAGAAAAAATTGAAATGGGTTTTCCATGAATGATATTCTACAGTGATTCCATCAACAAGAAGAACGACTATGCCATTCATTATCAAGAAGAACAATAAACGTAGCGCTGCCGTGGCGCATATCTTCGGAACCAAGACGACATATAAGAAGCATCGTGACGATGATGACAAAAAGGGCAAACCTGATTCGGAATCCGGTTCTGGGTCAGACTCTGAAGGAGAGCAATCCTCATCGGGTTCATCGTCGGTATCTGTATCTGTCCCTCCTCGCCGGCGCAGCAGCACTCGCGCGATGATCGTGACAAAAAAAACCAAAACCCGCGCTGCAAACATGGTGGTAGGCAAAATTGCGGAGGCGCTTGCTTCATCAGTCATTGCTGCGGCGATTGCCAATGGTAACGGAAAAGGAAAAGGAAAAGGAAAAGGAAAAAAGGCGCGCCGTGACGATGACGAAGACGAGGAAGAAGAAAACAGTGACGCTGAAGAGGAATACGAAGAAGAAGACGACAGCGAAGAAGAAGGAGACGACGACAGTGAGGATGATGAAGACGACGACAGCGAAGAAGGAGACGACGACGAGAGCGAAGAAGGAGACGACGACAGTGAAACAGACGACGACAGTGACTACGACAGTGAGGATGATGAAGACGACGACGATTACTTCAGCGATGACGACAGCGATGATAGCAGCGAAGCCGACATTGCGCGTCAGAAGAAGGATCAAAAGAAAATGGAACAGCGTTGCGAGAACAACAAGAAGCAATTGGTCGACATCAAAGAAACAATCCAATCACTGACTGATACCATGGCGACGAATACATCACTCGCAAACAATAAGTTCATGAAAAAGCAACTCGAAGAAATGAAGCAAAAACAGCGCAACATTGAGAACCAGATCCGCGCCGATGAAAAGAAGCGCGACAAACTGAACGTCAAGGAGTTCAAGACACTTCTCCGAAAGAAGAACTCTACTAATGATCTCCGCTACTTTCGCAGACACATGACAACTGCCGAACAGCAGAAAGTCATTGCTGACTTGAAGCAAATCCATGCAGTCAGCATCATTCAGAAACCATACCGACTTTCCCTTTTGGAGACTGACATTCCCATCGCATTCAAAGCAATCGCCATGCGCAAAATCAGTTCGCTTCGTCATATGGAACCAGGTTGTGGCGAGTATTACAAGGTCAAGAACTGGGTAGATACCTTCATGAAGATCCCTTTCAATCGGACCAAAAATCTTCCTCTCACCATCCAGGATGGTATCCAGCGTTGCAGTGAATTCATGGAGGCGTCGAAGACTACACTCGATACTGCAGTGTATGGTCTCAATGACGCGAAACTCCAGATTATGCAGATGGTCGGTCAGTGGATTTCCAATCCAGGCGCGATGGGAAGTGCAATTGCAATCAAGGGTCCAATGGGAACTGGAAAGACATCGCTTGTGAAAGAGGGTATCAGCAAGATTCTCGGGCGCGATTTCGCCTTCATCGCGCTCGGTGGCGCTACTGATAGTAGTTTCCTGGAGGGTCACTCTTACACCTACGAAGGAAGCACGTGGGGTAAGATCATCGAAATCATCATTCAGTGTGGTTCTATGAATCCAGTCATCTACTTCGATGAACTCGACAAGATCAGTGAAACTGCCAAAGGTGAGGAAATCGTCGGAATTCTGACACATCTTACCGACACGAGTCAGAACTCGCAGTTCCATGATCGATACTTTGCGGAGATCGACTTTGACTTGAGTAAGTGTCTCTTCATCTTCAGTTACAACGACGAGAGCAAGGTCAATCCTATCTTGCTTGACAGAATGTACCGGATCAATACAACTGGATACAACAAGAAGGACAAGACGCAGATTGCACAGAAGTATCTCATCCCCAAGATTTGTGCAGAGGTAGGTTTTCGTGAAGGAGACATTGTCATCCCAGATTCAGTGATCGAGCACATTGTGGAGAACTACACAGAGAAGGAGGAAGGTGTTCGCAACCTGAAGCGCTGCTTGGAAATCATTCACCGTAAGTTGAACTTGTATCGTCTCATAAAACCAGATACGCCACTGTTTGAGAAAGAGATGTCGCTGAAAGTTGCGTTCCCGTTCTCAGTGACAAATGAGGTTGTAGACAAGTTGGTCAAGCAGGCCAACGACGATAAGCGCGTGAATTTGAGTTTGTATTTGTAATATAAATCAGGAATCAGGAATCAGGAATCAGGAACGATCATAACGATCGTAATGAATATAAAGATTTTTTATATATTTTGGTATTATCATGTCAACAAATAATACACCAGTGAAGGTTTTCTTCTATAACTTTTGGAGTGGTTTCATTGAAAAAACAGATAGCATGGACGCTACGTTTTTTATAACATTATTTGAAAAGGTTTTTGATGCACCAATTCATATTACAACTTCACCTGACGAAGCAAGTGTATTGGTCGAATCCATATTTGGTAATAATACGTTTTTATATTACAAAAAATGGACTGCATCATTTTTATTTACTGGAGAATCGCGATATTGTTCTTACCCTGATGTGTCTCATTATGATTGTGTCTTGGGATACGAGCAAACTCATGACCGTTTTGTGGCGTGCCCATTATACCTATTATATTTACAATCTAATCCGGTCATTTTGGAAGAGTTAAAATCGAGTTATGAGAAAAATGCTTCTTCTCCGCCACTTCCAAATGCCGTATCTGCATCCGTAATAATTACTGCTGCTCACGGAGAAGAGCGATTACGATTTATGGATCGTCTTGAACAACATATGCCGTTATTTTATGGCGGGAGATACAAAAATAATGTTGGCGGTCCGGTTGCCGGACAATATAATTCTTTGGCGATGAATGAATTCTACCAGCGCGGGAAATTTGCGATTACAATGGAGAATTCTAGTCGACCCTACTATATTACGGAAAAATTGGTGAATGGTTTTCGGTCTGGTGTTGTCCCGGTATATTGGGGATCGGACCATGTTTGTGAGTTTTTTAATCCAAAACGGTTTCTTCACTTGAAGTCGACTGCGACAGAAGAAGATATATCTGAAATGATTGAGAGAATGATGACAATGACGGATGACGAGTATATGAGTATGATTCGTGAACCGATTATGATGCGTTCTATGGAAGACGTCATTGACGATATTTCGGAATCTATAAAAAAAATACTTACCTTTCTTACCTTTGATGTCGTAAGTGTTCCGTCGTTGTCGTCGTCGTCCGATTGATTTTAACTCCACGCCGTTGCAACACATGTCCCCCAGATGCGAGCTTTGTTCTCCTCCTCATCCTCCTCCTGATCTGCTGCGTAGTCGCCATCGTCCTCGTCCTCGTCGTCGTTGCTGAGCGCCGTCGCTGCTGCTGTCGGTTGCGTGGATCCGGCGCGTTCGTTTGCTTCAAATTCATTGACGACTTCTTCGGTGATGATTGTCTGTGCAAAGTCTTGGTCAAGGTATTCGCTGAATACGATCTCTCTTGTGATTGCATTTTGAACATCGACTCGGATGGGCGAAACTGCGACGTTGTTTGCGAATGGCGGGTCTGCTGATCGAAATTCCCTGGGTTCACCTTCAAATACGACCTTCACGTAGTAGGGCGAATGATCCATCGGGTCCTTTTGTGTGTTCATCCACCATGCCGTAGCGCAGAATTCGATGAGCGCATTGTAGCGACACTGCGCGAAGAATGCGCGACATTTTTCGGCGTGGTTGATGATTTCGCCAATTGTGGTTTCTGCGGCAGATTTGTAGGCTGGAATGTAACGCAGTCGGATAGCGAGAAGAATTTGATGCGCTTGTTCGAGAAGTCTCTTGGCGACGGTGCGATGATTCTGCTTGACCTGTTCAATGATCGCCTTGAGACTCCTGACGGTTTCCGGTTGGTATTCGATTTCCATTTCCAGATACCCACCACACCTGTAGTTGGGCTCCACCGTTTGGATTGAGGCAATTTTGCAGGTCTTCTTGATGGAGTTGATCATTGATTGTTTTTGCTGTTTGTTGTTGACGAGCATTTTGCGGATGGTTTCGAGTTGGTCGAGGCATTCGGTCAAGTGTTGTTCGGTTTGCAGAAGTTTGCTGTGCTGGGGCAAGTAGGTAGCCGAACGAACGAAACTCGTGTGCGTGACCCGACACATTTCCCAGTCGAAATCGCGAGATCCGAGAGATGCGGTCGTCGGGTTTTGAACATGCGCGATGGGGTGTTTCAGGTCATTTTCGGTTTCCGCGCGCACACTTTCGATGAGTTCATGGATTGTCTTGATGTATTCCTTGAGTTCCTTAGGTCCGTTGATAGTAGTGGGAAACGTATTTCTGGTAGTAGCGGGTGTAGTAGTAGTAGTAGTACGAGTAGTGGCCATTGTGTTTGTCTGTCTGCTGTTCCGTGATGAAGCACTGTTATTCAAGAAGTATTTGAAAAAACATTTCAATTTTTTTCATATTGTGGGTAAAATCCACGATGTGAAATAAAGTCTAAACTCCTGAATCTGATGTACGATTTCCACCACGAGTATTTAAGTAGTTAATTTGTTCAGAAGTCATACAAACGCAACCGGTGCTTGTTGAGTAAGGTGAAGGGCAGCATTCAGGTTTGGATTTGTTCTTAGCAAACATAACCATTGAACCATTTTTCAACGGTTCTTCTGCAGTATACGAACTACCGGTATTGTTCATAATACCATAACCAAATTCGGATGCATAAGAGTTTGCTTTGGTGACCCACATTCCGGCAACATCTCCATTTTGAACCTCGTTTATATTAGAACCCATTGTGGTCATACCTTCACTGGTGGTTACAGGAATTTTTTCATCACGCGGTTTAGGTCCAGTCTTGGTCTCAGTCCCGGTCCCGGTCATTACATTCAACCCTTTTTGAAATAGATTATCAATTCCGTCCGTGTTGATAAACCCTTCTGATTTCTTCTTTTCACCAGTAATCACATTCAGTCCGCTTTGGAATAATTTACCCATATCATTAAAACCGTCCTTAGTCGGTGGGTTTAAAATAGGTGGAACAGGTTGATTTTTAGAGATGATTTCGGATATATCATTATTTGCCGTAGATACAGCTTCGGTGGAACCAGGCGCACCTCCATCCTTTTTATTCATACCTTCCTTTATAGGTGATCCAGTTTTACCCATAATATAGTCAAAAATTGGGTAACGACAGCAACTACACATTAAATTTGCGCCAATGAAGAGTAGAACCACAATAAGTAGAATAAGTTTATAGTCCATTCTATATTTAAAACAATTGTTGAACAATACAATTATAATAAAACTATAGATAATTATTAAACTATAAAGGCATCTTCTCTAAATACGCTACGCTAGTTTATAATACTTATGGCGAAGGCATACGACTTGTTCGTTGTCGAGTAATTTGGCGCGATACAATTCCTAATAATATGAGTGGAATCGCAATCGTAAGAAACACTGCAATTGCTGCGATGGCTAGAACCCATCCTACAAATGGAATATACCATAATGCAATTATAATAATAATCATAACGACTAAGATTATAATCATGAGTTCGTATACTGACCCAATCAAAGAATAGAATGACCATAAAACGCCAATAAAAGTAAGCAAGAATGTTGCTAATATACCTTTTATTTTTTCAAAGAAGTCGACCATTTTTATCAACATGACTTGAACCGGAATAACCACATTTTGGATTCGGTTAAAAATAGCCAAAAATAGATCCTTCAGTGTTTCGCGTATCTTGTTCAAGAATAAACGGAGTTTCTCAATGACGTCTAAAATATTTTTGAATATTTTCATGACAACATTGAAACCCGCGTATACCATGACCATTGGTTGATCAAACACACTTTTTGTTATATTTGAGTTACAGTCCATGAAATTTTGTTTTGTATACTCCATCGGGTCCGTACCTTCAGGTGCATTGATCCACCCTGCAAACGGCATGACATCGGGGCGACATCTATACTTTGGCCAATCTTGTTTGACTTCTTGTAACTTATTCTGAATTTGAAAATATGTGACTGCGCACATGAATAAAAATATGACAAGACATACCTTCATGATGTCTATTCCATATCGACCAGAAAATGTATTGTCGCCATATAAATACTTTAATCGTTCTATGATGGGTTGTTTTTTCAACTTTTCTAGTATTTCTTTCTGCTCTGGCGTTCCTTGTTCTACATTCTCTTTTAATGATGAAAATACCGAATTACGCGTCACTGATTGAGTTTTACTCACTACTTTATTCGCAATATTTGAAGATATG